AAACTTGATATTTCGGTTGTCACCGTTGCTGGTCAGCAGAATGTTTCGCGCCAATCGTTAGAGCGTGGCACGGGCATTGACAGCCTTGTTATGGCTGACCTTGTTTCGGCATACCACACGAACCTTGACAGTTTGAATGTCACCACTTCGGCAACTTCGCTGACGAATATCATCACGCAAGTTGTGACCTACACCGATGCTTCGCCAACGGTGGGCGAACTGTATCCGAAACTGTTGGATGCCATTCAGCGAGTGCAGACCAACTACTTCCAGACCCCGAACTTTATCCTGATGCATCCGCGTCGTTTGGCGTTCATTCTGGCGGCAGTTGATAGCACGAACCGCCCGCTTGCAGTTCCGACCCCATACGGTTTCAATCCGATTGCAACAGGTAACGGTGCGGCGCAGTACGCGCAAAGCGGCTACGCCATCGCAGGTATCCCGATTATTTCGGATGCGAATGTCACCACGACGAACGGTGCAGGCACGAACGAAGATGTGATTATTGTCGGTCACACTTCGGAAAGCCACCTGTGGGAACAGGGCGATGGTTCACCGATGATGCTTCGCTTTGAAGATGTGAAGTCGGCTGAACTTGAAGTGAAGATGGTTGTGTACGGTTACAGCGCGTACACGGCAGGTCGCTACCCCAACGCTTTCGCGCTGGTTGGCGGCACGGGTCTAATCACCCCATCCTTCTAATTGCGTTCCTAAGTTTCTGGTGTGGGTGGTGATGAGCCACCCACACCAGAAGTAGGATGATGCACCATGAAACAAAACAAGTGGGTTGCGGGTTTGCTTGCAGAACGCGAAGCATATGTGCGACGCGGTTTGCGTGACAAAGTGCAGATGGTGGATGAAGCACTTGCCGCATTGGGTCATCGTGTGGATGATGCGCTGATTGAAACTGCCGCGCTTGATGTTGCGGTTGAGCAAACGAAAATGGTTCGTGGGCGCAAACGAAAGAAGGCGTAGCAATGCCAATTTCCGACGGCTACTGCACCTTACAAGAAGTGAAATCTGCGCTTCGGATTTCCGATAGCACCGATGATACTTTGTTGGAAAAGGCGATTGAAGGTGCGTCGCGTCGCATTGACGGTTATTGTGGGCGCAGGTTCTACCAGCAGAACGCAACAATTCCCCTGTATGCGGTTGATAGTTATACGCTTCCCACGCAGGAAGATTTGGTTTCGGTCACGACGCTGAAAACCGATGACAATGGTGATGGCAGTTTTGAAACCACTTGGACAACGGGTGTTGATTATCAACTAGAACCGTTGGATAGGGCGATTACGGGTCAGCCGATACGCACGGTGACAGCGATTGGCGGCAAAACTTTCCCGTTGTTCAGCGTTCCCGCTTTGCCTTCCGCGCAGATTGTCGGTGTGTGGGGTTGGTCTGCGATACCGAACGACATTCGTGAAGCGTGTGTGTTGCTTTCCATGCGCGGATTTGCGCGATATAACGCGGCACTTGGCGTTGTTGGTTTTGCTGACATGGCTATTCAGGTGCGGGCGATTGACCCTGATGTACGCGACTTCCTGAACCCGTATCGCAAATTTGGGATTGCCTGATGCCTGCAACACCTTCGCAGGTAGTCACGGGTTTGAAGAACCGTCTTGCCACCATCGCGGGTTTGCGCACATTTAGTTTTCAGCCTTCGTCGCTCAACCCGCCTGTCGGTTTCCCTATCATCAATCGGATTGAATATCACGGTGCGATGGGTGGCGGTTTGGTGATTTATGATTGCACGGTTTATGTAATTGTCGGGCGTTATACCGATGATAGGGCGTTTGATTTGGCTGATGATTTCCTTGCCTATTCGGGTGCGAAATCTGTTCGTGCCGCGATTGAAGGCGATGAAACGCTTGGCGGGATTGCTCAATCTTTGACAGTTGCTAGTTCGGCAAACATTTCTGCGGTGAATGTTGCTGACCAAGATTTTCTGCAAGTGGCTTTACAAGTAACGGTGAACGGGTAAGATGGTGGGCATGGCACAGTTCAAAGTTGTTTCATCGCGTTTGTCGGGTCACGCTCAGGGTTCACTTATCAGCGAACAAGACCTTGCTGGTGCTAACATTGCCGCGCTGATTGAAGCAGGTCATCTTGCCGAAATCGGTAGCAAAGTTTCCAAGAAAGAACAAGCAAAAGAACAGGAATAATCATGGCAATCATCGCATTCAAAGACGCAAGCGTAACCATCAACAGCGTGGATTTGTCTGACCGCGCCAACGCGGTGACGCTGACATATGAGATTGAACAACAGGATGCAACCGTAATGGGTGGCAACCGTGCGTTCGTTGGTGGCATTCAGAACAACACGCTTGAAGTGACGCTGTATCAGGATTTCGCCGCAAACGAAGTGGAAGCAACAATCTTCCCGTTGGTTGGAACTACCACAACGGTTGTGGTGAAGCCAACTTCATCGGCTGTTGGCGCAACAAACCCTTCCTATACCCTGACGGGTTGCTACCTTTCTTCGCATACACCGATTGCCGCAAGTGATGTTGGTGCGACTTCGCCAATTACGCTCAGTTTCACGGGCGGCACTTTGGCGAAGGCTGTTGCCTAATCTGATAAACAAATAACGAAGGGGCTTTCAATGCAAATTGATTTGCGTGTGTCATTCATCAATGGTCAATCCGCAGATGTGGATGCTGTCTTTGCTGACTTCATCGCGTTTGAAAAAGAACGCAAGCGTAGCGTTGTGCGTCTTGATGCCGATATGCAACTAACTGATTTGGCTTGGTTGGCTTGGCACGCGGAAAAGCGTCTTGGGAAAACGGCTTTGAAGTTTGACCCCGATTGGGTTTCCACCGTGAAAAGCGTGGAAGTGCGGAACGATAGCGAAGGTACTGCCCCTTTGGACAGCAAGTAAGCGATAGGAATTCTGCCCATTGGCAGATTGCCGCGCTTGCTTGCGAAACAGGAATTGCACCACAGCACTTGATTGATGCTGGCGATTTGATGATTGATGCGATGTTTGATTATTTGAAGCATCGTGCCGAAAAGCAACGGCAACGAAGGTAGTACGATTGGCGTACTATGGCAGAAAATTTCAATCCATCTGAACGCGGTGCGTTTCAGCATGATGTGAAAATAGATGTGACGGGCGTGAAGGAAACGCTTGCCGAACTGCGGAAGTATGACAAGGAACTTTATAAGAAGGTTGCGAATGAATTGAAGGGGATTGCTCAGCCTTTGGCGGCGGAAGTCGGGCGGTCTTTCCCTATGGTTTCACCGTTGCAAAGATGGCATTTTGAAGGCGAGCGACGCGGCAAATCACGGATGCCACCGTACAATCCTTCTTTCGCGGCGCGTGGCGTGAAGCCCATCGTCTATACGGGCAACAGGTTTGTTGGGAAAAATGTGGGCATTCTGCGTCTGCAACAAATGGATGCAGGTGGTCAGGTGTTTGACGGTGCTGGTTCAATATCGCCGCGTGCGCAGATGGTGTTGAATTTGGACAAGCATCGTGTAACGAAATCGCAGGGTGGTGGTTTTCGTTCGCGTGTGATGTATGGTGCGACGAAGCGCGGTTTGCCGCAGATTGAAGATGCGATACGAAAAGCGATTGATGATTTGAATACGATTGTTGTGGCACGGATTGTAAGCGGGTATTGATATGGCGTTAGGTATCAACATTGTTTCTGGCTTTGATGGTCGCGGTATTGAGAAGGCACTAAAAGAATTCAACAAACTACAAACGACAGGTGAACGCGCACAGTTCGCCCTTCAAAAAGCGGCGTTGCCTGCGGCGGCGGCGTTGGCTGGTTTGGCGGCGGCGGCTGGTCTTGCGGTAAAGGGTGCGATTGCAGACCAACAAGAACAAGCAAAGTTGGCACAAACTTTGCGAACCACGACAGGTGCGACACAGGCGCAGATTGCGGCGAATGAAGATTATTTGCGCAGTTTGGAAATGACCACGCTATTCAACAACAATGATATGCGACCCGCGTTGGCTTCGCTGGTGCAAGCAAGTGGTGATTTGGCTAGGTCACAACAGGATTTGAAACTTGCAATGGATATTTCCGTTGCGACAGGTATCCCACTTGTGCAAGTAACCGATGCGTTGGGCAAAGCATACAACGATAATTTCAAATCTTTGAAGGCACTTTCCCCTGCGTTGAATGACAACATCAAGGAAGGTCAATCGTTAGACCAAATCTTTACTGAATTGAATGCAACTTTTGGTGGCGCGACTGCGGCGGCTAGTCAAACTGCGGCTGGTCAATTCGCTATTCTGCGAAATCAATTGGAAGACCTTGCAGATAATATCGGAATGATGTTGTTGCCGATTGTGCAAGCAATCATCCCAGCGTTTCAACAAATGGCTTCGTTCGCCAATGAAAATCGTGTTGCTTTCGTTGTCATCGTTGGTGCAATCGCGGCGTTTTCTGCGGCAATCGTGGCGGCTTCTGCGGTCATAAAGGTTCACACCACCTATCAAAAACTAATGAAGATTGAAACGCTTGCGAATAGCGTTGCATTCAAAGCGGCTGGTACTGCGGCTATTGGTTTCGGTACTGCGCTTGGCGGCTTGATGATTGCGCAAACGGTTGCGCCCCTAATCAACAATTTGACGGGTGCGACGGGTCGCGCCGAAACCGCATTCAAGAAAACAGGTAACGCGCTAAATGAATTCAATAAAGGCACGGGAACTTCGGAAGAAGTATTGAAACAATTTATCAATACTGCGCAAGCCGAATTGCAGAAATTTGACCCGATGGGTGCGTTCAAAGATGTTGTGACATTCCAAGCCTTCGGGCGCGAATTCAAACTTCTTGCTGACGATATCAAACTTGATATTGAAGTAGTGGATAAAACCTTCAAAGGTTTTGCGGATAGTTCACCCGAATATGCGCAAGCAATCGTAAATGCGATGAAGGCACAGTTATTGATTACCGACCCAACAAGCCGTTCATATCAGGATTTGAAGGATGCGATTGCGCGATATGAAGCGCAGTTGCGCACGGCTAAGGGTGCGCAGGATGCGCTGAATGGGGCTGTCGCAAACACGCCCCGCGTTATTCCTTTGACGGGTGCGTTGGCGCGTTTGGAAAGTCAGACGCAACGCGAATTCATTGCGCGTCAGGCTTCGGCAGGCGC